ACTAACAATACGGCTTCCCGATTTTTCTTTTAAATACAGTACACAAATAATACACAAATGAAGCCTATTTATTCAATCCCGAAAGTGTCAAAAACTACCTCAAATTGGTATGTACATTTTAGATACGAGGGCAAACAATTTAGGTATAAAATGAACTTAAATAAAATAGAGGATTTAGAGGAACGAGCCGTTCAATTCACTTTGCTATCTCGTGCGATTTATGAGAAGTTAAAAGAGGGTTGGAATCCTAACTTGAAAGAGTTGGCAGAAACCAAAGCCGACTATACTTTTCTCGAAGCCTTAGACTTTGCCATTTCTAAAAAGAAACCTAACATATCAAAGAAAACCGCTTTAGGTTACGAGGGTACGATTAAATTTATTAAGACCGCCACTAAACAACTCCGACTAATTAACTTACCGATTACGGAGGTTAAGCGGGTGCATATTAAAACGATAATGGAAAAGGCACAGTCTAATCGGTGTTGGTCTAATAATGCCTACAATAAGCACCTAAACCAACTTAAGGCGGTGCTTAGTGAGTTAATACAATACGACATAATCGAAAGCAACCCAGCGCACAATATTAAGAATCTAAGAATAGAGGAAAGCATAGCGCACGCTCCCGCAACCGATGAGCAGATGAAAGCCATTAAAAAAGAGTTGTTAGAAAATCACTATAACTTTTATATTTTCATTTTGCTAATCTATTCAATCGGAGTGCGCCCCGTCGAAATCTTAAACATTAAATTGGATATGATTGACTTGGATGCTGACTTAATAGTATTACCACCAAACATCACAAAGGGGCGTAAGAAGTACAGAACGCTACCAATTACCAAACAGTTAAAAGAGTTTTTACAAAGTTTGCAATTTGAAAACTTGCCAAAGAGTTATTATTTATTTGGTTCATTCCGACAAAAGGGCAAGGGTAATGTCGGTGCAAGTGTAGATTTTATCCCCGCACCCACACCGCTTAAAAGAGATACCGCAACCAAGAGGTGGCATAAGATAGTCAAAGTTGGTTTAGGTATTGATGTAACTATGTACTCTATGAAAAAATACGGTGCTAATAAGAAAGCTGAGGCGGGTATCTCTATCGATGCTATACAAGGGACTTTTGGGCATAGCAAAAAAGAAACTACTTTAATTTATTTGACCAAGCAGAATGAGATTAACCGTAAAGAGATAATGGATAAATCGCCTGAGTTGTAAAACCAAAAAACCCTCACATTTCTGCAAGGGTTTAATGAACTAACCAAACTAAAAAAACATTATGAAAATGCTAAGATAAAAAATATTTTAGAAAAAGTATAGTTATTCGATACTTTTTTTGTAAGTTTGTTTTATGGAAGTAGCAAAACTCTTAATGTATGGCTTAACCGATGAGGACGGTTACTTTGTTGACTTCTATTTTGACATCAACCAAGCGCAGGGAGTTTTCGTAAATGAAGACGGATATATCGGGTTAGTGTTAAGCGGTCAAATATATGAGTTAGAATATAGTCAAAGCCTATTCGATAATATAAAGGCGGTGCTTAGTTTAAAAACTTTAGGATTTAATTAGATGTTAGAGCAATTAGCAAAAATGGATAAGTACTGGCGTAAGATGGCTTTGCAGATTTGCGGGGACAGAATGACTGCCGACGATTTGGTTCAAGATATGTATTTAAAATTTGCCGACTATAAAAACGAAATGAATGAGTATTACGTTTTCTTTGCTTTGCGCTCCATTCATATTAACAATTTAAAGAAGCGTAAGATTGAAACGGTATCAAATGAAATTGAAAACCTATCTTTAAAAGAGGATGACTATTGTGAAGAAACAGATTTTTTAAAGGAACTGATATTAAAAGAGGTTAACGATTTGCCTTATCTCGAAAGAGAAATGCTAAAAGTAACTCAGATAATTAGCCAAAGAGAATTGGCAAGGCAAACGGATATTCCTTTTGAAACGATAAATAAGACGATTAAAAAGACTAAACAACAATTAAAAGAGATATGGCAAGACCAAAAAAAATCAAAGGCTTAGGAGATGTAATAGCAACTATTACCGATGCAGTAGGAATTGAACCTTGCGAGGGTTGTAAACAAAGACAAGAGAAGTTAAACAAACTTTTACCTTTCGGGACTAAAGATTTAACAGATTATCAAAGAGAATATCTAAACGAGTTTTTCAGCCAAGAGCATAACGAACTTACACCAACTCAGCAAAAGGAATTAATTGGCATATATTTTGAGGTATATCAAATCAAACCTTTCACACCTTGCACCGGTTGTAGTGGCGTTTGGAAATCAATTATTAAAAAACTAAAAAAACTAAATTATGAAGACTAAATTATTACTTATTGCTTTGGCGTTCGGGTTAATGTCAAGCACGTGTTCAAGTGAAGACCAACCGCAAGAGGAAAACCTTTGCGAGTGTCAAAAGGTATATTATGACTATGGAGTTATAGGAATGGGTCAAGGCGGTGTAGTTCCAATTTGGGGTTATACGCAAGTCGGAGAAGAGCAAGCTACTCAAATGGATTGCGATTTAAATACGGGCGAGTATATGCAAATTGATACTAACAGTTACTACAGAATTGAATGTGAGTAAAATCAAATATTGAATTGTATTGATTATGGATAAAAGAAAGTTAAACGGTGGCAATAGCACAAAGGCAATAGGAGTTGATAAGCGTAAGAACGAATATAAAAACGCATTGGATTCGGCTTCGGGTGTTGACGATGTTGTTAATGTTATTCTAAAGGTAAAGGATAAAGCATTAGAGGGCGATTTAAACGCTTGTAAATTGTTTTTGGAGTACTATTTAGGAAAGCCAACTCAGACCATAAATCAAAGCACAGATTTAAATATTAACGATTTTAATTTGAAAGAGGTTATTAAGTTTGATAACACTAAACAGTAAATACAAAGCAATATTTGAAAACGATACCCGCTACTTTATAATTACGGGCGGGCGTGGTTCTTCAAAATCTTTCGGGGTTGGTACTTTTGCCAACCTCTTGTCGTTTGAGCAAGGTCATAAAATCCTATTCACAAGGCAGACGATGACAAGTGCGCACCTTTCAATCATACCCGAATTTCAAGAGAAAATTGATTTGATGGAGTTAAACCCATTCTTTGAGGTTACAAAGTCCGAGATTAAAAACGTACAAAGCAAATCCGAGATTATATTTCGTGGTATCAAAACAAGTAGCGGAGACCAAACCGCAAACCTTAAATCATTGCAAGGGGTTACAACGTGGATATTAGACGAGGCGGAAGAGTTGACCGAAGAAACGACCTTTGATAAGATAAACTTATCCATACGACAAAAGGGAAAGCAAAACCGCATAATCTTAATCTTAAACCCTGCCACAAAAGAGCATTGGATTTACAAAAGGTTCTTTGAAGAGAAAGGCGTTCAAGAGGGATTTAACGGAATTAAAGACGATGTTACCTACATTCACACCACTTACTTAGATAACATTGATAACTTAGATATTTCATTTATAAACGAGGTTAAACGAATAGAGATAACAAACCCCGAAAAATATAAACATCAAATCTTAGGCGGTTGGTTAAACAAAGCTGAGGGAGTTGTTTTCTCTAATTGGCGTATCGATAACTTTATCGACTTAGGGAATTCAATTTACGGTCAGGATTTCGGGTTTAGTATTGACCCTACTACATTAGTGCAAGTTTCAATAGATAAGTCTAAAAAGGTAATTTATGCCAAAGAACTTCTCTACAAAGTATCGTTAAACACTACTCAGATATACGAAGAGAACAATCGCTATTGCGGTAAAAAGAATTTAATAGTCGCAGATAGTGCCGAGCCTCGTTTGATAAGCGAATTAAAAGCAAGGGGTTTAAACATCAAAGGGATTGACAAACCAAAGATTATAGATAGAATCGCTTTAGTTAATGACTACGAATTGGTAGTTGACCCTGACAGCACTAACTTAATTAAAGAGTTAAACAACTACGTTTGGCACGATAAGAAAAGCGAAACACCTATCGACGATTATAACCACTTACTCGATGCTTTAGGCTATGCGGTTTGGAATTACATAGGCAGACCGAATCGAGGTTACGACATTCGATAAAACAAAACGCTTTTTTGTTGTTATTAAGGTATGCAGATAAACATACCAACTTCGTTAAAAGATATTAAATTAAGTCAATTCGTTGCTTTTGAAAAGAGCGATAAGACCGACGACGATTATATCATACACCTTTGCGACTTTGCAAACCCTAAACTTATCCCAGTTAAAGAATATAACGAGATTGTAAGCCTATTAAAAGAGGTAATGCAAAGCGATGTAGAGTTTTCAAAGATATTCAAACACGAGGGTATAGAGTTTGGTTTTATTCCAAATTTAGATTTGATTAGTGCTAACGAGTTTATGCATATCGACGAGTTTATAAAGTCACCCGACACCTATCACAAAGCCTTAGCCGTATTATATAGAC